GTGGATATCTGGTGAGTGATAGTATAGCTCATCCAGAGTATAAGGAGTCATATTATAGTGACCATCAAAAGAAGGCACAGCAGGCTCTTGGGAGCCACTATACTGTGTGCAAATCTGCAGATGCGACAAAGTGGTGTCAGAGGAATACCTCATCTCTCTTCTACTTCATGTTGGTAAAATATTGTCCAAGTTACATGGAGCCATATCTATATTGTTTTTTCTATTTATGGACAAAGAAAAGAATCCAGCTACCAGTCCCAATCATCTCAAATTTTGAAAGGAACAAAAATACCATTTCAGACAATGGCTTCTACAAAGAGATTAGGAAACGGTTTTATTCTGGTGCTGCACCCTTCCCAAACACGAAGCAGAGGAATTGTGCTACAATTAAATCAGGAATGTGGCAAGGGATATTGCATCGAACAAGTACACTAAAGCACAGCATATTTCAAAATTATTGGAAATCATATGCTGAAAGATTTCTTGAGTCAAATGGAATAGCAGCTGTTGTTGATGTAATTCAAGGGAGTGATGATTCTGCAGCATTAATTAGCATAAAAGACTTTAGAAAAAATATTTTTTACTTAGTTGAGAAGCTCCTGGAGATGAAGGAGATTCTGGCAGAGTATATTTCCATTTGGAAATCAGAAGCCAAATCCTCTGTTGGCACAGTCAATCTTATAGAATACAACTCAGAATGGATATTTGACAATGCCATAGTTAAACCAACAATGAGATGGGCACTTGCAACACTTGAGACATCACTGGTGGAAAAATTCATCAATAGATACCAGATTTATTACGGGACTCTCCAACAGACTCTAGAGTCAGGAGGTACTACCTTCCTTTGCTCCCTCTTACAAATGTGTCAAGGATACATGCATTACATATTAGTTGGAATAAGGAATACAATACTACAGGAACAATCGATGAAGCTCATTCTTGAATGTCACCATCCGTCATTAGGTTATTTTCCCCTGGACAGTGATTTGAATGCAGGTTTAACAGGTCTGGATTTCCTCTTGTTTAGGATTCAGAAACTTTTCAATGTTCC